CTTAACTAGTGAAGAATCCATATCGCCCCCAGCACTAACACTAATAAAAAAAACACTAATGCCGCAATATCATCAATTGCCATCGTTTGCATACTCCACCATAAAACACACAATCAAAACAAAAATCCCAGTCCAAAATATTAACTCAGCCATTTTTATCTAGCTCCTTTAAAATATATTTAATGTCGTTGCTTTCTTTAACGCTGCGCAACTTTTGATTTTTTAACCGTCTGCGTTCTTCTTTTAGTTCACGCAGGCGGTTTTCTAAATGATCTTTTAATGCAATTTGCTTCATAGCTCTACCTCACCGATGTTCAACATATCACAAGCACGTTGGGCAGATTCATTTGTTGAGAAACAAGGTTCTGTACTTTTAATAACATAACCCGTATAGGTCATCCAGAGTTTACTTTCAACATTAAACGCCACGGTATATTTTTCTTTATTCCCGTCACTCCAATCAATCTCATCATCCCCACACAGCTCATCACGCAACGCCAAAAGGCGATTAAACCTACGCATTTCAACTGCTGCGCGTTTGGCTTGTTCTTTGGTTGGGCGTTCAAAAACTTTATAATCATTTCTCGAAGGATAGTTATGAACGGAATCGTCACATCCAATAAACCACTCCCCACCAATAGGTTGCCACTTCACAGGCTTGCGGCGGTATTGACTATCTTCAGACCAAGATGGATGAACACGAAGAACGTCCCATGTGTTTTCATTTTTGTGTTTAAACTCCCACAACTTCCAAGGTTCACTAGTTTTAGCTGCATCTTCAGCATATTGCAGCATTTGCCATGCGTGTTTGTGCCCAATCATTTTTTTTACATCATTACTCATCTCGCCACCATATCGCCCTTAACGTTGCGTTCCATTTCATACACGCTGTAAATTTTTCCATCGTGAATAATAAATTCACCAATGGTTGTTTTAATCACTTCTTGGTAATGGCGATGCGTAAAAGCATGAACGCCACCTCCAATCAAAATACCTACCGCTAATGCAGCAAGTAACAATGCAATGTCGTATTTCATTCGACCACTCCCGTTTTGCTGTCATTACAAATTGCACCAATAATGCGCGTTGGGCGTTTAAATAACTGATATGCGCCTACTGCTAATTGATATTCTTCTTTAGCGTTGTTGCAGGCTTGCATGGTGTCGTAACCTATTGCAACGCTGGTGTATGCAATAACTTCATGCGTTGTTGTTTTGCCGCGTTTGTCGATGTTTGTGTCAACGGTTAGGAATGACAATGTCAACGCCAGTGTAGCTGTTGCGCTCATAAATCACCTCTTGCTTTAATCATTGCGTCCGCAAACCGGTACGCCTTTTTAGCCGATTCAACGCTACTTCTTGCCCAATACTCATCGGTAATCAAACCTTGCATAGCCTTCGCCGCAAAATAATCGCGTAGCGTCATGCCGTCAGTGCCTTGAGTAGTTTCAGACCCCATCGGTAATGGAAATGCGCTACCATAAGTTTTAATATTACTCATCTTGCCACCTGCTTTAATATTTTACGCAAACGTACCACTTCTTCCTGTGCTTTGAATGCGTAATTAGCCATAACTAAAAAGCATAAGAAAAAAATAGCATAAGCAAATCCTGTATCGTCTAGCATGACGATAAATTCATAAATTGTTTTTATCATAAATCACCTTTTTAAATTTTCTAAAAAATGCCCCATGTCTTTGTGGCTAGGTAGGAGTTGTTTTTTAAATTAACTTTTCGTAGTTTAAATTCGATTTAAAGTCAGCAATTGAGATTTTGTGCCGTCCCAATTCCGCGTCTGCATAAATTCTATGGGACAAATGCTCTACATGTTTGTAAACGATTTCGTTTATCTCTTCTGAGCCTGCAATTTTTTCTTCGCCATCTTCGCCAAAAAAATCAATCTCATCAACCATACATTCTCTATCATCCTCGATAGGGTGGTGAAAAGTAGCTTCAATTCTTTTTCCGCTAAGTGTTGCGGTTGCTCTAACACCAATGTCAAAACCATCGTTTGCGATGATTGAAAAGTAAATTGTTACTTCCATTTTTTATCCTCCTAAAATGCGCGGCTTGCACCGCGCTTTGTTATTATTAAATTATTGAATAATGCACTGGGCGTTCATATCTGCCATTGCTGTTTCTGTAAACACTTATTAAACGCTCACCTGTGTTTACTTGTACTGTTTCACCGTAGCTAATGTTTGTTCCAGTAGTCCACTGGTCAACTAATCCTTCAGATTCCAACGCTTGGTTTAACGTATCAAAATAATTTTTCATTTTATTCTCCTAAGTTATTTTATTTTTGTTTGCGTTCTTGAGAACGTGGGTAAATAATAATATATCTATTCTAAAAAGTAAACATTTTTTTTTACTTTTTAAACAATCGAATCTAAAAAAGCCTGATAAGCCGATTCATAACCAAGCGCAACGCAAACAAACGCGCCTGCGTCATGCGCGGCTTTAAGATATTCAATTTGCCCATCCTGCCATTTTGATTTGGTGTGATCTTGCCGTTTCAGCTCACAAACAAACGTTCTTTGCATTGGAATAATAATATCGGGCGCACCTTTCGTCATGCCCTCGCTTTTTTGCCGTGCTACCTGCTGCCAATTGCGTTTGCCTTCGTTTCTGATATGCGTGGCAATCTTTCCATAGGTCGTTGGGTGTTCGCGTCTTAGTCGCGCAAAAAAAGTCACTGCTTCAAGTGTTTCACTTGGGCAGTCGCCACGAAAGCCGACATCACCATAAACTTTAAGCCATTGGGGGAATTTCATCTTTTAATGCTCGCGCGTTGTAATTATAAATTTTATAAAAGTCGCCTACTTTTTGATAAGTGACTGTTTCGGGTGATTGCGTTCCATTTTTAGTGGCAGACATAAACCAGTCGTGATCTCGTTTAACCACTGGCGTAAAAAATACCGTAAACGTTCGCCACGCGGTTGTAAATTCAACCCGTAAACACTCATTGCCTGCTTTGCTAATGGTTGGCTTAACCTTCATGTCAAAAACTAAATCGGTTTGTATTTGATACGGGTCGCTTTTTCGTTCGCGGTACTGTCTTACTAGTTTTTCGTGGGGGTCGATAAGCTCCTCTTTGCACCCGCCACAATAACGCGCTGCCACGTCATTTTCATGCCCGCACTCGTTACATGGCTTAAAGCTCCATTTATAATTGCATAAATCAGACTGGCATGAACGGCTATGATGCGCAGGAAAAAAACCGTGTTCAGTTACAATTCTGTTGCCTTGCAAATCCACAAAATACCCATTGTCATCAATGCCAAAACCTGCGTCATTGTCGCGCGGTTTAGTTTCATTTAATAATCCACAATCAGGACAACGCGCAATAAGATACTCGCCATCAAACTCCACGCTGTTACTGGTTTTAATATCGGGATTAAAAACGTCACCATCGGGGCAGTGTCGCTCGATGTTTTCCGCGTAATCCAACACTAAGCAATCATGTTTTCCATCGCTTAGACGCAAACCACGCCCAATTATTTGCTGTAATAATGCGGCTGACTCGGTAGCGCGTAAAATTGCGACAACATCGCAATGGGGCGCGTCAAATCCAGTGGTTAAAACCGCCACATTGACTAAATATTTTAAAATCTGCGCTTTGAATTTTAATAAAATTATTTCGCGCTCATTCGCTGGCGTTGATCCTGTGACAATCGCGGATAATTCTGGCGGCAAAGATTCCATGATCTCACCCGCGTGTTGAATCGTAGCGGCAAAAAATAACACGCCTTTACGTTCTCTCGATTGCTCGATAACATCCGCGACAATCTCAGCGGTTAACCTGCCTTTTCCATGATACGCCTTGTCAATATCATCTTTGCTAAAATTACCCATTGCATTGGTTTGCATGGTTAGCGTTTCATAATGCTTGCTATGGATTGCACCAACGATAGGTTGGCACAAATAACCCTGCTGAATTAACTCACGCGCGGTAATCTTATAAATCAATCTATCAAAATACGGGTCGCGTGTTTTGCTTTCGTGCAATGCTACCCCGCGCAAGTCGTGTTTGAAAATGTAGCCAGTAGACATGCGGTAAGGTGTAGCTGATAAACCGATTACTCGTAAATTTTCATTAAAAACTTGTAATTGTTGAATAATAGCAATAACAGTATTTGTTATTTTATGGCATTCATCAATAATGACAGCACAGAATTGACTGCCAAAACGTTCAAGCTGGTTTTTGATACTGACAGGCGTTCCAACCACTAATGGATTGGCAAGGCAGGTTTCACCAACGCTTGCGCTAAACAATGAAACCGCATTGCCTGTGGCAATAATCTTATCGGCATTTTGTTCCAGCAATTCGCGTGATGGCACAATACACAAAACGTGTTTTCCTTTGCTGATCTTGTTTAGCGTGCTGGCAATCTCAGCCACAATAATTGATTTACCTGCACCTGTGGGCAATTCAAGAACGCATGGCGCGGTGTTCTTACGAGCCCACGCAATGCAGTCATCATGCGCCTGTTGTTGGTATGGGCGCATTTTCATTTAAGACAATCTCCAATATTCACTCGTTGCACCCATGTAAGGCGTTAAATCTGCATCTGGTAGCAATTCTTTGACGGCTTTGGCATAACTCACCGCGCCTTTCTTAACTACCTTTGTTAATTTATGGCCGTTGATCTCGCTGTCTTGTTCTTTGCAATCTCGAACAATATGTTCAAGCACGCCTTTTTTAATGGCTTCAAGTTCTGCGATCTGCGCAGACAATTCAAAATAATATTCCACGCGGTACGCTGTCGAGTTTGCGTTATTGGTGGCGCGTTTATCCTGTAAATACTTTTCTGGGTTATCGCGCTCAATCAAATACTCGTCATGGAAACTTTTTAGAATTGGCAGGTGTTTGTTTATCCACTCTTGGTCATAATCAACGTTTTCTATTTGGTCGCCGTGTGGACTCCATTGGTAAAAATGACACGCGCTCATGTGTGTTACAAACAATTGCACCTGAATTTGCGCATAATAATGCGGTTGATCTAATATTGATTTAAACACAGGTGGATTTTTATCACGTTGACCATAAGGGCATTTAATCTCGATTAACTTATCAAAACCAACAAATCCATCGGGGCTTGCTCCTAGCCAGTAATCATGTGTATAAAACCCGCATTTTTCTACTTGCGCACCTGTTTTCATTTGATAATCAACAGTGGCTAAATCTTCGTGAAACGTACCATATTCTGTGGCTTGGTTGCCTTTAAATTCACGCTCTGCGTTGTGATATTCACGCACCATGTTACGCATAACATCTTCACGTTTCATAAATGGGGATAATCCAAGTATTGCCCCAACGCTTGACGCGGTAATACGCCCCACACTT